AATTTCATTAACAGCTAAATAAAGTAACTGGAGTAATTTATAAATGGCAGATACAACATATACAGAACTTGAATATGATAAAGATACGGGTGCAGCAATATATTCTGATGTAGATTTATCGTTCAAAGTTCATCCTATTACGGGAGATCTTCTCAAAACAAAGAACTCTACTGTTATAAAACAGTCTATGCGTAATGTTTTACAAACTAGAGAATTCGAAAGAATAGGACATCCCGAAATTGGATCAAATTTACAAGGTCTGTTGTTTGATCCCATGAATAAAATAACAGAAACTCGATTAAGATTAAGTATTGAAACAACTATGCAGGCCCTCGAACCGCGTGCTATAATAAGAGATATCTTTGTGATAGCTGAAGAGGATTTAAATAGGTATAGAGTAAAAATAATTTTCACTATGATGGGACAACAATCCTCAGAAACCTTCGAACAATTTTTATATAGATAGGAAACACTGTGCCGGAACAATCAGCTAAATTACAAGTATCTGAATTAGATTATAGTTCTATTAAATCAAACTTAGTAGCATTTTTAAAAAGTCAAAGTGAATTTTCAAATTTTGATTTTGCGGGATCTGGATTAGATGTTATAATGGATTTGCTTTCATATAATACATACTACAATTCCTTTTATTTGAATATGTTAGCCAATGAAATGTTTTTAGATACGGCGGAACTCAGAAATTCTGTTGTACAAAAAGCTAAACAATTAGGTTATACGCCGCGATCTGTGCAGGGAACTAAAGCAATTGTTCAATTAGAAATAATTCCGAGTGATTCTGCAACATCTATGATTGTTGAAAAAGATAAAAGATTCTCAACAACTATTGATGAACAAAAATACATATTTACAACAGCAAATTCTTATTCCGGAATATTGGATGATTCAGGAAAATTTACGATAAGGGATGTTCAATTAAATCAAGGTATCAGATTAACACACAAATATAAAGTTGATTATAATAATAAAGAACAACAATTTATATTACCAAACACAAACACCGATGTAACAACTCTTTCTGTTGTTATAAAATCTTCACCCACTTCAACTGAAACACATTCCTATCAATTAATATCAGATACAGTTAAAGTTACACCTACATCTAATGTATATTTTTTATATGAAACTTTTGAAAATAAATTTGAAGTTCAATTCGGAGATAATAAAGTTGGATATAGGCCGGCAGATGGAAGTCAAGTTATTTTAGCTGCGAATATATCCGATGGAACAGCTACTAATAAAGCAGTAGCATTTAGAGCAATAGATGCAATAGGTGGATATTCTAATGTTTCTGTGCTTACTACAACAGCTGGATATGGTGGAGGCAGCAGGGAATCTGTTGCTGAAATTAAGTATAATGCACCAAAATTATATGAAACTCAAAATAGATGTGTAACATTAAATGATTATAAAAGAGTTGTGGAAAAAGAATGGGTTAATGCTGAATCCGTAACATGCTGGGGTGGAGAACAAAATGACCCTCCGAGATATGGAAAAGCTTATATTGCTGTTAAACCTAAAAGTGGATTATTTTTAACAACAAAAGATAAAGAAGTTATTAAAAAAGAAATTTTAGCAACAAAGAATATGGTATCTGTTACGCCAGAAATTGTGCCACCGGATTATCTATACATATCAATTATCGCTAACGTTCGATATGATCCAAATAAAACTGTACAATCACCCCAAGAAATAGGTGAAAGAATTGTTTCAACTGCTCTAGATTATAATATTGAGGAATTAGGAAAATTTGATTTAAGATTTAGATATTCACGATTAACCACTTTAATTGATAATTCTGATCCAGCTGTTTTGAACAACCAGACAACAGTTTTATTATTTAAACGATTAGTAGTTGAGCTCGGCCAGGCATTTAACTATTCTCAAAATTTTTCTAATCAGATAAAATATCCTTATAAGGGATATAAGGGAGCATTATCATCTTCAAAATTTGAATATATCAATGAAAATACTGATGTATTAGAACAAAATACATTATTAAATGATGCTGACGGAATTATTCAAGTTGTGAAAGAAGAAGCCGGCGCAGTAGCAATTGTTAATTCTAATGTGGGAACAATAGATTATGAAACTGGTAAAATGACGTTGGTAGGATTTAAACCTAATTCTGTCGAGACGGTAGTAAATAATAATACTATTGAAATATATGTTGAAACCAATATTCAAGATGTTACCCCCATTAGAGAACAAGTTATAATAATTAATAGAAAAGATGTAATAGTTAATATGATAGTAGACACGGCCTTATCTACTGGCGATTTTGTTCAGGGAACTGTTAATGAAACGCCGGCTTTGGTAGTATATGGAGCTAATACCGCATAATGGCTGATAATAGAATTTCTGAAATTATTCAAAATCAATTACCTTCCTTTTTTACGGAGGAGGGTTCCAATCTCCCTCTCTTTCTTACTAAGTATTTTGAATTCCTAGAATCTTATCAAATAGAATATACCGATTTAATTTTAGACGAATATAATATAGTTCTTGAAGATGATGCCGATGCTTATTATATTTACGGCACAGCTCTGGATGATGGATTAATATACTCACCATCCGATTTAGAAGTTGAATATGATGTCGGATTACAAACAGGTTATTATTTTCCAATATATGGTAATAGGCCAGATGCGATAGCAGCTTCTGATGATCCAGGAATAGTTTATGAATTACACTTAGAAGAATTCGCCGGACGTACATTTTATATGCCCCAAAAAGGTGGAGAAAGCGGCGTCAACTTCGGAGTATATGAAAACGATCCACCTACAACAACACTTACCCAATATGCCACTTCCGGACGAAAATTTCTATTAGAAAGCACAGAAGACGATAATCCGAGTGTCAGTGAAATTCATGAATTATTGGTTGAATCAGATAGAGATCCAACTACCGCAACATTTTCATTAGGTGAATTAATTGTGGGTGCCGTTTCTGGAACTGAAGCAATAATTACGGGTGTTCAAAATCACGGTGTTTTTCCAGCAGGCAAATATCAATCTGCAGATATTACCAGTAAAAATTATAAAACCGATCCTCATGTATTATTTGCGCGCCCCACAAATACTAAAGCTTTTCTTCACGGTGAAGAAATAGTTGGAAAAAGATCTAGAGCAAAAGCAGTAATTGGTCAAACCGATAAAGACATTAAAAGAAATCCTCTCCGAGGGGCGGCTGATTTAGATTTGGTTAATGATATAGATGAAACCGATAATATGTATTTGGAGAGGTTCCGGGATGATTTTCTAACAAATATTCCTATCGGTGCCATTGGAGATTTAAGACAAGCGATAAAAACCGCCAGAGAAATTTATAGGTCAAGAGGAACAGAGGATTCATTTTTATGGTTATGGAGAACTGTTTATGGATCGGAGCAACTTTCCTTTATATATCCAAAAGAAAGATTATTAAGACCATCCGACGGAACTTGGAAATCATTAAAATCTATTAAAATTTTTACTGGAACAGCTTTAAATCCAGATGATTTTAATAGTAAAATTATTAAAGGTGAACAATCTCAAGCAACAGCTACTGTTGATAATTCAATTTCATATTTTGAAGGAACAACTGGTGTAACAGAATTATTTTTAACCGATTATACCAAAGGATATGATGTTCGTTTTGATGCCTATTCTGATTTTCAATCAGACGAAACAATAGCAACAATTGAAACATATATTGACGCAGAATTAATGGGAAGTGATAATTCGGAAGATGTGGTTAAATCAATGACCTTCCCGACAAAATCCTCTCGGGGAACATGTATTGCGGTTATTGGGGAAATTGATATTATAAGTAATGGAACAGGATATGCCATTAACGATGAACTTATAATTACAGGAGGTGCCGGAAAAGGTGCTGTTGCACGCGTTGCGTCAACTGCTAATGGTGCTATTGATGAAGTTATCATTGATGATGGAGGTAATGGTTATTATGGAGGCGAACGTTTAGAAATTAATAATTCTGGAACCGGAGGAAGAGGACATACCGGCGTAATTTCCAAAGTGCTTCCCACAGGAGTGTTTAGAAGTTCTAATACAAAGGTTAGCGCAGCTATATCAGTTGCTGAAGGTGGAACTGCTGAATCAGCTATATTATTAAATTCGGCTTCTTTTTCTATCGAAGAAGAAGATGTTAAATATCCAGAAAATATTAATACACACTTTAGTTCAAGTAATACAATTACGTTTGTTGCGGAAGTAGCAAATCAAGATACCGCAGAAGGTGGAGCAAGTATATTATTAGAAGAAGGAACAGGTTTAATTCTTATTGATAGTACAGATGGAAGTTCTGATGCTGGAGATAATATTCTTTTCCACACTGAGGCTTTTGAAGATGATATACAACCAGGTTATTTTGTATATGATTCTAAAACAGGAACCAGAGGAACAGTTGCAGGGCCCTCAGTAAATAATTCAACTTTTGTATATGCATTAGAAAGTCCACAGGCTCCTAATTTTGTTGAAGGTTCAGCGTGTGATCTTTATTATAGTGCAAATGGATCTGCAGTTCCTGGTAAATCTAATATGTTTACCATTAACACGATTCAACCCGCCGGCTATTATGAAATTAAAGATGAAGAGGGATTATTTGCAAATCCATTAGGAGATGGTTCAAGATCAGTTTCAGATTATTATGGAGGAACTGCTTATACTTATACAGGTTTCGGGTCCATTTCTGAAACTCGAGTAATAACTACAGGACTTGATTATATAAGAGCTCCTAGATATGCAGCAAAAAATGAATCTACTTTAGGTCTAGAACAATGGAGATTTGAAGATCCTATAACAGGAAAAAATACTGGTCGATTAACATATTTAAATTTTGATGAAAATGTTTATGGAAAATATAGATTTGGCGAATCTGTTATAGGGGTAACATCTGGCAAGAAAGCAAAAGTAATATTACCTTCTGTTAATTCTACATCAAATTCTACTTTTAGTACCATGAAGGTAAAAGATGAAGAAGCAACTTTTTCTCTTGAAGATGTAAATGTTCTTCAAAATAATATTGGAGACTTTGAGGATGGAAGTATTTCAGGACTTTCGGCTTTTTCTTCAAAAAGAACAGCCGTAGATACTGGGAGCCACACACTTTCAGTAGAAACATCAAATACTATTTCTGGTTCATATAGTGGTAAGATAGCGATTAATGATCAGTTAGAAACTTATATTGGTTTACGTTCAATAGATAGTGAAGAAGGTGAAGCATATGCGAATACTATTATTCCAGGAAATCAATATAATGCTAAAATTTCTTTTAGAGGCAGCAAAAGTCTCAAGTTCGTTGAATTAAGATATGGCCATTCAGATACCGATGTTGATTATGAACCAGTAGGATCCACAGTAGGATTAACAGAATCAGTTGTTTATACTCTTCTGGAAACAACTAATGCAGATCAAGTTTATACTTTCGAAGGAAAATTTGTAGCAAGTTCAGATCGTTATCACGCTGTTTATTTATTTGCAAATACTTCGACTTCTACAACATATGATTTACATATAGATAATATATCAATCGCTGATATATCATCTCGTGGAAAAATTCAATATGAAGGATTTAATACTGCCGATGATATAGAATCATTTATGATGTTAGAACCCGCAGATTTTATTCCTGGCGAAATGATTATTTCTTCCCAAGGTGCTAGAACAGCAACTTTAGCATCTTCAAATGCTTCTTATCAGGAAACAAATTCTGGTTATGGTAACAATGCTATTTTAAAAGCCGGAGCTTTAAAAACTGGAGCTATCAAATCTCTTTCAATTACTACGGCAGGTATTAATTATAATATAGTACCTGCTGTAACTGCTCCTGATGGCGATAATAATGCAACATTTTTAGCTATACGAACAGCTGTAACAAATTATCCTGGTAAGTTTCAAGATAAACTCGGAATGATTAGTGATATTATCAGGATTCAAGATTCTTATTACTATCAAGATTTTTCGTACGTTTTAAGATCGGACATTCAAATTAATGAATTTAGAGATTTAGTTAGATCTTTTGTTCATCCTGCTGGTTGGAATGTTTTCGGGGAAATTGGAATATTACTTTTGATAAATGTAGACGTTAAAGTGGAGACGGATACTATTAAAAAGCTTGAACTATTTGTTGATAGAACACCAGCATTTGTACCTACATACGGACCACTCACAACCAGCCAGAGAGGTACTGATACAATTTATAATAGTACTACCATGGGCCCTTATACTAGTATTTTCGGGCAAATTGATATGTGGACTGGAGAAGTTCATAAAATGCATATTGAATTTTTGGATCCGCGAACAATAGGATTTGGAATTACAACAGATGATAAACATTTTGCATTTCATGCCGGACGAGTAGATTGGTTAGTTGGACGTGGATGGGATTATGAACCATACAGCCGAGGTTTGGCTGGACAATTTGATCCGTGGAACGATGGATATGATTCAAATCGCACAGGGAGAGTAGAAATACCTCATCATTTTTCGCAGCATGATAAAGCGCGTCTTAATTCTACTGAAAAAATTGCTCCTTGGTATCCAAATGTATTTCCAGAATTAGTCATTCCAGGCCACTTCGAAGGAAATGAATGTACGGGCCACAGTGCCTTTGGCGGAGTTTCATTATGGGGCAAGTCAACTCATTATAATACAGAAAATAGGTGGGGTCCAGTACATACGACAAGTGCATGGCGTGCACCTGCAGGAGCACAAAGACCAGCCGACACCTATTGGGGTCTAGGCGGAGATGGGAATCCGAATACAGAACGTAAAGGCGGTATAGATTATTGGTTAGAGATAGGTATATTAGGTAAGTATCGTTCTCCGGACGGTACACAAGTAATGCCAACAATTACTACTTATTGGACTTACGGCCAAGAAGAAATTGAATTACTTGCGGACTTGTGGAAGGATAATCATTATCTCGAAGTTAAAACACACCTCGAAATTTTTGATCGTTGGGGATTACAACGGATACAACTTGATCTTCCAGCTTTAACAGGCGTGTCTACTTATGTTAACATGGCAGACTCTGTTTTAGAACCCATTTTTCCAGAAGCTGCGTTTGGCTGGCCCATAACAGAATATCCAAATCCTGCATCATGGGAAATAATGGTAACAGTTTCAGGCACAGATTTTTATTTTGATGGTGTAAACATTAATGATAGTGCTTGGTCAAGAAAACTTATTAAAGGGGTTACATATCGTTTCAATCAAGAAGACAGTTCTAATTTAACTCATCCATTAAGATTTGCTAGTATAATTGATGGTCATCATAATGGAAGCTTCGTATCAAGTATGGAATTTCCTGTAACTGCCGTAGGTACTCCTGGTAATGGCGGTGCTTATGTCGACTTTAAAATCCCAGATCATACTTATAAAACTTGGTTACCTCCGGATGAACTAGTTGATTGGCAGCCTGATTTTTATCGCGCATTATTTGCATTTTGTCATCTGCATGCTGACTTTGGTGGTCCAATAATGACGGAAAATAAATCAGTACTTTCTTCAACTATAGAAGTGACTCCACACACTCCAGTTGCAGCGGTTGATAAACCACAATTAACTGCTATTAATACAGGAACTCAAGTATCCTCATCTGGTCAAGCGTATGCAAGAGCAAAAGATAAAAAATTAAATAATCCAAATACATTTATAGTAGCGGGTGCAAAAGTATATGGTGGAATGGCAGTGGGATTAAGACCTGATGGAAAAGTAGAAAGAGTATATGAAGTAGGAAACGTATTATTTCCACGTATTAATTATGTTCATTCATTATTAGGAATAGTTAATGAAGATGCCGAAGTAGGAGAAGTTGTAACAGTAAGAGATACAGATTCTATAGAAGAACGTGTTTGGGATTTAATACCAGGAGCAGAATATTATCCTAATTATAGTCAAAATGTTTGGGCTAAAGGTGGCGATCACGAATGTTGGCTCACTACTGTACCGCCTACAATAACTTCTGCAGATAGTTTAGATAGAATTAAATTAGGAAAAGCAGTAACTAAAGATCAATTAGATTTATCTTTTTCTCAATGGAAATTATATGAATATCAAGCTTTTGAAGATATTAGTAAAGGCCATGTAGTTGGTTTAATGGATAATGGAAAAATTCAACTAGTTTTTTGCGAAGCAAATGGTGATGCGAAACCTCAATTAGATGGTGTACATTCAGTATTAGGACTAGCAAAAGAAGATATAGCACTGGGAGATTGGGGCGAAGTAGTTACAATAGATAAATCTCTTCAAATGGCTGCTTTTCTAGAAGGATCCTATAATCCACTTCCCGGAACGGGGTTATCAAAAGGTACAAATTATTATGTTGATTATAGAGATGCTTCAATAAAAGAATTTGGAACTTATAGTAATCATCCCGATAATATTATCGGAGTCGCTTTACAAAACGATATAATTAAAATAACTACTAAGTTACCAATTCATCAAACATATTCACCACAATGGGATTTGACAACCACAGCATATCCATATCCAACATATTGCCCGGTTAGAACTATTCCTAATCCCGATGAATATTTTCTAGCACATGACTCTATAGATGCTGCTGAACAATATGATGATCAAATAATTGAAAGCTTGGTAGTCACAAATGTGACACCAGTTAAAAATTTAGAGCAAGGTTCAACAGTTTACTTTGATGATATAAATATAATATTAGAAGAGTCCGATGGGATGTTATTAGAAGATGGAGATGAATTATTAGCGGAAGATGGCTCAAACGCTGCTACTTCTTCGATTGGTAAGCTAATAATCGAATCTGAATTTTTACTATATGAAGATCTCATAAATACAGGAATAGGTCAAGAACCGAATAGAAAAATGAATATTTATAGTCGTCATGACGCTAAATATATCGTGGGCGATTTGACCACAACAACTTTTAACATTCATAATCGCGGTAATAAATATTTTCCAGAAGGAATATTAGATGCCGTTGCTCAACATACCGTTTTAGAGTAATTAATTAAAAATAAAAGATTGGAGTTATCGAAATGCCGGCCTTAGTAACAAACAAATTTAGAATGTTCAATGCAAGACAATTCCGGGAGTCTTTTGACGAAGATTTCGGAATGACAACATTCGCGAATACAGTCGCAGGCGATACATACTTAGAATCTAATATGTATCTTTTCATCGGTGGTGTCCAAAACTGGGCTAATGTAGCGGGAGCCGCGGCAGCAGATTCTGACACAACACCCCCTTCACCTACCGACGATGTATCAAACACCTATTATAGTCACTGGAAGGATATGATTGCAGCCAAAAAGGTTGTATCTACCGACGTGACACATTGTATTCCTAGATATAATTGGGCTAATAATACGCCTTATTATGCTTATGATAATACAGAACCTGGAATGCTAGCACAATCATTTTATGTTATGACAGATGAATTTAACATTTATAAGTGCTTAGCGAACAATAACACATCCGGGAATAGTTTAGCTAAACCTACCGGACAGACAACAGCACTTGTTACGCCTGGATCTGATGGTTATAAGTGGAAATATATGTATACGATTTCCGCAGCATCAGCCTTAAAGTTTGTAACAACAAATTATATTCCAGTACAACAAGTTAGATTTTCAAACGTTGTTATGGCTTCTGCCACTCAAGAAAATACTTTGCAAAGAGATGTTGAGAACGGCGCAGTTGATGGAGCCATTAACATCTACAGAAAAACAGCTAATGGCACCGTTGGAGGATTAGAATATTTAATTTTTGAAACTAATACATTAGATAATGGTTTTGGTGGAGGATATAGTACTACTACAACTTCTTGTAGAATTCACAGCACAGCTTCGGCCGTAGATGACGTTTATGTCGGTTCAGATATTTTCTTTACTTCAGGAGATGCTGAAGGTTCAGGTGGAACTATTACAGATTATGATGCAACCACTAAAGTTGTAACTTTCAATCCGGCACTTTCTTCCGCTCCTGCTCAAGGCGATAATTTCCAAATAGCTCCCAGATTACAAATTTTAGGAGATGGTACTGGAGCAAATTGTAGATCTAATGGAACTAATGCATCTGGCTTAACCGATATTGTAACTATCGCAGCTGGATCCGGATATACAAATGCAGTAGTTAATGTTTTAGCAAATACTTCTTGGAATTTAGATGATGCCAAGGTAGTTGCCGCAATTGAACCTAAAGGTGGTCATGGATTTGATTCCGTTGAAGAATTAGGCGGATTTAATATAATGGTTAATGTTAGACTAGAAAATGATGAATCTGGCGAATTTACAGTTGCGAATGATTTTAGAAAGATTGGATTAATTTCACATCCAAATGCTGCTAATACTACAGATGGATCAGATCTTGGAACTCCGGCAGTAATTTCTTTAGGAGATCAAGCTCTTAGATGTACACTTCAATCATTTTCTGGAGCAGCTTATATAGCAGATGATGTAGTAACAGGAGCTGAATCAGGAGCCACAGGAAGGGTTGTTGACTGGGCTTCCGGTACAAGTAAGTTGAGAATAACACAAGTTACAAAAGGAGCTAATTCAACCGTTGGTTGGGATACAACTCCTGGATCGTTTCAAGCTAATGAAGCTCTAACAATATCTGGTGCCGGAACTACGGCTAACACAAGTGTTATTGAAGGACCTGACTTGAAACAATATACTGGTGATATTCTGTATGTTGAAAATAGATCACCAATCTCAAGAGCTAGTGACCAAATTGAAGATGTGAAATTAATTATAAACTTCTAAAATTTTTAGAAAGAGATATAAGTGTCTGGAGTAAAAACAAATTTTAACATTGCACCATACTATGATGACTATGATAAAAATAAAAACTTTCATAGAATTTTATTCAGGCCTGGTTTTGCAGTTCAAGCAAGAGAGTTAACTCAATTACAAACAATCTTACAAGAACAGGTATCTAGGTTTGGTGATAATATCTTCAAAGAAGGTAGTAAAGTTTTTGGTGGGGATGTTACCCTTAATAATCAAGTTAATTCTTTAAAATTAGAATCTGCATTTGATAATGCAGATGTTGCCGTAACTAATTTTGCTCAAAAAACTATCACTGGTGGAACATCAGGAGCTAAAGGTTTAGTTATTCAAGCTGAGCCCGGAACTGTTTCAGATCAACCAACATTACTTTTTTCAAAATTGGGTGGTGGTGATTTTATAGACGGTGAAACAATTTCTACTTTAGAAGGCGTGCCATGGCAAGCTAATACGGTTAGTTTAAGTGGAACTGCCGGTATCGCTGCAGCTCAAAATACTGCATCCATTGCAAGTATTTCGGAAGGTGCTTTTTATATTAGTGGATTTTTTGTAGTTGTTCAAGATCAAACTATTTCATTAGACAAATATAGTAATAGTCCTACTAAGAGAATTGGATTACTCGCTACTGAAGAAATCGTTCAGACAGATGATGATCCATCTATTTTGGATAATGCTCAAGGGACTGCCAACTATGCCGCTCCCGGTGCAGATAGATTTGCTATAAATTTAACATTAGCGGCTCTAGATATAGTGACAGAAACAGTCGGAGCTGATGGAACAACGACTGTCACTAGTGACACTATTTCAGAATTTGCTGGTGAAAAATTTATAGAATTAACTAGAGTTGAATTAGGTGTTAAAACAACAGAAACGAAATATCCACTATATGCGGAAATTGAAAAGACAATGGCACGCAGAACTTTCGATGAAAGTGGAAGTTATACTGTTCGACCATTTGGAATTCAATTAAAAGATCATATAACCGGTAATAATTCTTTAATTTCTGCCGGATTAGAAGCAGGTAAGGCATATGTAAAGGGATATGAATATGAAAGTATCGCTACACGATATGTTGATGTTGAAAAAGGAAGAGATACTGCAGCTATTTCGGATTATATAGTTGCTGCTGATTATGGAAATTCTTTATATCTCAATAAAGTTTTAGGAACGTTTGATATTTCTAAACACGAACTTGTCGACCTTCATTGTTGTGATGCTGCAGTTGTTAACTCAGCAATAGGTGATTCAAATGCGCTGGAAAAATATAATCAAACAAAAATGGGTACAGCGAGAGTAAGATCGTTCGATTGGGAACAAGCGGATCTAGTCACATCTAATACTACTCATTATCATTCAGTTTATTCGACACGAATATATGATATACGTTTAAATAAAACTATTAATGCGCAAGTTTCCGGAGAAGGTGATGATCTTATAACAATCGGAATGCCGGCAGACAAAACTTCTTATGCCAACGGAGCATATAAAGGAGCAACTCTCACAGTTAATACTACACTTGCCGGAGCTTCTACCAGCGATGTTGTTACTATCGCAGAATATATAGCTATTGGTTCCCAACATAAAGCAATAAGTAATACCGCATTATCACAAAAAGTTCAATCTAATTCAACTTTTTCTATTTCTTTTAAATTTCAAGATTTGGGATCTTTAATTGTCAAGCACGGAGCTAAAAGTCAATTAACTGAAGCTAATAGTTCATGTGTAGTTAAGACAACACAAGCCAATATAGATAAATTATCAAGATTTAATAATGATCCTGAAGGTACGGCTTTATTGGCTGGCACAAGTAAAAATTCTTTAATTTTTCAATTACCATTTTCACCTTTAGCATCTATTCCGGATGGAATAACTTATACTTATAAAACATTTCAATCTGTATCTGTTCCCATTGCTGGAACAACAACTGTTTCAACCGCAACAGGATCTTTTATAGGAACAGGAAGTTTACCTGCTTCTACAGCAAAAGAATTATATTCCGTGGTTGTTAAAACAATTGATAACCCTTCAAATCCTCCTATAGATAATGTTACAGGAGAAGAATTAACTGAGGGCCAAATATTAGAATTTTCTTCAGCAACTGGAAGAACAGCAACCATTGATAGTGCATCTCAAACTACATTAAATTTAAATTCAAAAAATGGTGCATATCAAGTTGAAATTCTTTCAACTATTAGAACAGCAAATGCATCTCCAAGATCAAAAACTTTAACAATTGGAAATACTACAAATTTATCATCTAATACTGATATATCAAAAGGACAAGTTCATTTTATATTACCTAATAAACAAGCCGGTAAAAAAGATAACTTAATGATCTCAGATGTATTTAACTTAGTATATGTTATTGATTCCGGAGATAAATCAGCAGCCGTTACTTCAACACATTTAGCAGCCCTTAGAGATATAACATCGACAACAGCAAAGAATATTACAGCAAATTATGAATTAGATAATGGTCAAAGAGATAACTATTATGATCATGCGTCTATTATTTTAAAACCCGGAGCCGCTGGACCGAAAGGTCAAATGTTAGTAATCGTTGACCATTTTAGTAACCCTGCTCTCGATCCACCCATACAAGATGCCCTAGCAGGATACTTTTCGGTTCAATCGTATGCCGATGTAGGTGCTAACACTGGTTATCATTATGGTTTAAACGGAGTTAAGAGAGAAGGTCTTAATTTTGATAAAATTCCTTCATTTACAAGTCCTACAACGGGCGAAGAAATTCAATTAAGAGATAGTATAGATTTTAGACCGTCGCGTTATTCTGCAAATAATGATAAAGGTTCTAATACAACAAATGATCTTACTTCTAATAATTCTGCTTTTCCATCATCTCAATTAGGAGCAGCTGGAGGCACTCCAGATCCAGAATATACATTGCAGTTTAATACAAACTATTATTTGGGTCGAAAAGATAAACTAGTTTTATCTAAAGATAGAGTTTTTAGAGTTCTTAAAGGAGTTCCTTCGAGGGAACCAATTACTCCTCCAGACGATGATGATTCTATAACATTATATACCTTAACTATTCCTCCTTATACTTTTAATACCGGAGATATTAAAACCAAGTATATTGATAATAGACGATATACAATGAGAGATATTGGTAAGTTAGAAAAAAGAATTGAAAATCTTGAATACTATACTGCATTATCAATGCTCGAAAAAGAAGCTGCTGCAACATCAATATCGGGCGGATCAACAAAAGATTCTCTTTTTAATCCTGCCGGAGATAGATTTAAGAATGGTATTCTTGTAGATGGATTTAAAGGTCACTCTATAGGCGACGTAATAAACACTGATTATTTATGTTCCATAGACATAGAAAAAAATGAATTAAGGCCTCCATTTAAAGCAGATGCCTTTAGTTTTCAATTATCAAAAGGATCTAGTAATAATATTTCATACCATTTACCAGGTCCGGAATTAGCTACTTTACCATTTACAACAGCTAATCTAGTTAATCAACCATTGGCTAGTTCTTATAAAGCTATTAATCCTTATGCCTTAGCTCAATTTTCTGGAGGGATAAAAACATTTCCAGATTCTGATGTATGGTATGATTCTTCTATAAGACCAGAAGTGTTAGTTAATTTAGAAGGGGTTAATGATAATTGGCAATTCGGAGCTGTAAATGGTGGACACGGATCTCAATGGGATGATTGGACAAAAATTTGGACTGGCGAGCAAATTAACCCAGAACCAGAAATAAGTGTAAAAGATGCTGGAGCAACCTCAGGAGGAATAAGAAAAGCAACTCTAATTTCTCAAGGTCAAACTAGAAGAGGTATTACTTCGAAGAATATTCCTGATTCTATTAAAAGAAGTTTGGGCAATAAAGTCGCAGATATTTCTATGACTTTTTGGATGAAACCTCATTTACTTAAATCACAATATGCCCCAGACGATGATAGAATTTATTTTGTTGCTAAAGGAATGAAACCATCAACAAATGTAGCGATATTTTTTGACGGCACGAATGTTACAGCTAATGTATATCCTATGCCTTTTCTTGTTCTTAATGCCGTGGATACTGCTAAACATTTAATTCAGGGAGAAACTCTTTCCGAAGGTGCTAATGTTTGTCAGATAATTATGCCAGAAAAAACTACCTCTGGTGGAACAGCAACTGGTTACATTAAAGTAATTAAAGCACATGATCAAAATGGTGATAATGCTGATATAGATCAAACATTTAGTCCAAGTACAACAACTATTTTATCTTCCAATAGTGGAATTTCTGCCGTAGTTTCTAATAGAACTGTTCCCACAAAAGGACAGGCTTCTTACATGACAACCAATTTAGCCGGATCTTTTGCTGGCGTTCTTAGTTTACCTAAAGCCGCACATAAAGCCGGTGAAAGATTATTAAGAGTTACCGATGAAGTAAATGATAAGGTTGCAAATTCTACCATGGCTGCCGAATGTACTTTTCATGTAAGAGGTTTATTGGATGGTAGGGAAGCAACTTCAATTTCAACAAGACCATCTACCTCGCGAAGAGAAGATGTTACTAATGAAAATGTTATAACAAGTGTTACTAGTAGAGTTGAAGGATCTCAAGGTTGGATGGATCCACTAACTCAAACATTTATTGTTAATAAGAGTAATTATGTAGAAGGTGTTTTTGTTAAATCTGTTGATTTATTTTTTAGACAAAAAGCAACTGCTAATAGTTCTACACCCCAATTACCCGTTACTGTTCAAATTAGACCATTAATTAATGGGCTTCCGAGTTGCGGAACAATTTTACCATTTGCGGAAGCATCCTTAAAACCAGAATCAATTCAAACTACTGTCTCTGCACCAGAAGCTGCAAATGCATTACATGTTACTACATTTGAATTCCCGGCACCGGTTTATTTAACTGGCGATGAATATGCATTAGTAATCATTTCTAATAGTAGTGAATATCAATTATGGACAGGAATACAGGGTCTAAATCCTTTAAGTACGGCTGCTATTAGTCCCAATTTTAGAATACCAAAACAACCGAATGTAGAAGACTTATATTTACCTACTAATGCAGGAGTTGTAAATAAATCTCCGGGCGAAGCTTTAATGATGAGAATCAACAGATGTCATTTTACAACAATGAATGAAGGTAATATAATCTTGATGTCTAATTCTACTAGCCAGTCTGCCGCAACATCTAATGTTTTTGCTGATGTATATAAACTTAATACATCAATAATGCAATTTGATAGTTCAACAGTTGGATTTTCTTATAAAACTTCGAATACAGCCGGAAGTTATATCTCAACTAATTATGTTGCTGGCGAAAGAGATAAAAATGTTTATCCTACTGAACGTATAATGATGCCGGCTAATACGGCTAATTCATTTAGTTGTCTTGTTGGAATTAGATCAACATCAAAATTTGTTTCCCCTGTTATTGATATTTCGAGATTTAGTTTAATAACTCTTGAAAATGATGTAGATAATGCAGCAATTGCAAATTCTCAAGTATATGTAATTAATGCAGGAGCTAATTATACATCTACAGCTGTTGCAACAGTAGACGGAGGAAATGGGACAGGCGCGCTGATAGATTTAACAATTACTTCGGGTGAGATTACAGCAGCAACTGTATCAGCCGGTGGATCTAGCTATACAGGATCTCCAACGATAACCGTAACAGATCCTGCACATACAGGAGAGAACTTTTGTAATATAGTTATAAGTAGTGAATTAGATAGTCAAGGTGGACCGATCAATACTAAATATATAACAAGAAAGGTTAATCTTGAAGATGGTTTTGAAGCTGAAGATTTAAAAGTTATAGTTAATGCTTATAAACCAGAAAGTGCAAAAATACATGTATATGCAAAAGTATTGAGCCCAGACGACACAGAATCATTTGATGACAGAGGATATATTCAATTAGAACAAGAAACGGCAACTTCTGTTAATTCATTAAATGAAGATGATTTTAAAGAATTTTTATATAGATCCCCCGGTGATTCAATTGATTATGTAGATGATAATGGAACGAATTATAAGAAGTTTAAAACCTTCGCAATTAAAGTATGTTTACTTTCAACTAGTACATTAGATGTACCAAGAGTGAAAGATTTAAGAGCAATAGCATTAGATGAATAAAAATATCCAAACAGAAGATCCGAGATTTGTTAGAGACGTACATTCTAAAGCTCTATTAAATACGGATAAAGATGCCCTAAATAAACATAGATTGGAGCGCATGGCTGCAGCTAAACTAAAAGCGCAGCATGATGAAGCGCGCGAAACACAAGCCGCACATCATAAACAACTCCAAGAATTAAAGTCTACTGTGGATAAAATTGAAAAATTAATACATAAAGTTTTAGAAAAGGATAACAATGGCAGCTAACGTAGCTTTATCAGATACGTTTGACTTATGGAGAACGCGTACTAATCAACTATTAATGTACACTCAAATTCAGGGTGGCAAAGATGTTGTACACGTTTCTAATACTACTAATGCAACATCAACTACGACGGGTGCGATAACTTCAAACGGTGGTATTGGAATTTTGGAATCGGCTGTTGTTGGCGGTAGTGTTCTCATAAACACAAATTTAACTGTAGATAAAGATGTAGTAATAACAGGAAATACTGATATCGGTGATACTTCTGCTGATACATTAACAATTAGTGCAAGAATAGATGCTGATGTAATTCCTTATACCGATGAAGCTAGAAATTTTGGTAATAGTACTTGGAGATGGGGAACAGTTCATGTAGGAGGCATTGCAGGATCAAATTCTTCCGCTTCATTACATATACCAGTAGGATCTAGTGCAGAAAGAGCCGGAGGAACAGGTTCAATTAGATGGAATACAACATTAAGTAGATTTGAAGGAAATACTGGTAGTTCTTTTTATCCTTTAGCTCAACCAGAAGATCAAGATGGCGATACAAATATTACTACAGATAATGGTAGTGATGAAGATATAATCAGATTTTTTACTGGTAATTCTATAACTGAATCTACCGAGCGAATGAATCTGGGAACTTCAGGTAATCTCGCAATCGGTACGGGTTCCACAACCGGCGATGCACAACTTCAAGTTAGCGGCACTGTAAACGTTGGCGGGACTACGAATTTTGGAAATAGAGTTAATATAAGAGGAAATACTTATATCTATGATTCAGCCGAGTGGTGTAATGTTGCACCTTCTAGTTGGTTTCATATACATTCTCCAGATACTACCATCGATTCCGAAAACGTTATTATTACTGGTAATTTAGTTGTTCAAGGTACTAGAACTTATAATGATACAACAGTTACAGTTACTGAAGATAAAACTTTTGTAATTGGTTTAGCTGGAAACGTTTATAGTGATAGTGATGCCTCTTCTGGTACTATTACTTCGCAAAGAAATAATGCTACTGAAAATCACGGATTATCAGTTTCAGATAAAGTTTTTATTGTGGTTGCCGGTACTTCTGGTTTAACAGATGAAGGAATTTATATAGTTGCAACAGTACCAACAGTTACAACATTTACATTAACAGGTTATTCTGGCACCGGAACGTTTGATTGGGCTAAATGTCATACCGATGCACAAGCTAGTGGCGGAGGTCTAGTTATACCTGCTACAACTAAACATTCATTTACATATGAAAGTTCTCTTAGCGCATGGTTAGTATCAGATGGTGGAAAAGTCAACGGAGCTTTTCAGGTAACTGGTACATCAGATTTTGATGGAGATTTAGATATTGATGCCGACGTTGTTCATGATGGAACTTTTACCCATGCAGGGACATTCAAAACTACTGCAGATACTACCGCAGCAGCAAATTATTTTTTGAAGAGTGCGGATGCTGCTGGAACAAGTTCTTGGGTAGCATTTGGAATTTATGACTCATCCGGAACAAGACTCGGACCTTAATTAAAAACGATGAAAACAAATGGCATCACCATTAAAAGTTTACAATTCTGGATCGGCTGTTCAAGTAATGACCGAAGCAGAAATCGACAGTATGATAGTACCTCTTGTTCTGCAAGAGTTTGCGTCTAATAATGTTTATAATGTAAGAGGAAATTGTACCGCGTATGCTAATAATGATGGCAACGTCGGTTCCTTTGATAATAGATACAGAGACGATGACGTAGGTGATCATCCTATTTCCGCATCGAATTTTACCACAACCACTTGGTCTATCCAACAAGAACAATCCAACGCTGCTAGTACAGCTAACGTAATCTATCCAACAAAACTTATTGTTTCAGGCAATAAACTTCAGCAAATGAACTTTGCGGATTTAATAGCTACTATTCTAGCTAGAGTTTCTAATAATTGGAGAACTAATTTATATCCTGTAGGAGGTTATTATTTCGGCCCTGCCGCGCCCGATGCAGATACATGGATTTATACTGGCGACGCTGTAACAGAAACTTATAGACAAGCTGGTGCTGATAGTGAAATTGTTTATAGGTTATGGAGAAAAACTGCCCCCAATACAACTTCTGGTGATCGGCCTATTTATAATAGGCCAGGTAATGATGGTGTTCAGGAAATGACTGATGCTGATATTAAATCATTAGCGGCGGAGTGGAGAAATTATTTGATGAATAGCAGTGTCGGAGAAGATATTGGTTATTATAAATTAGTAGTTGGCACTTCAACCCCGACTCCCGGAACATGGGTTCAAACCGGTGCTTATACAGATTATCTAACAGATACTGGCGATGTAATTTATTCCCAAGGATATGAAGGAATATATTCTCAAATGTATGAAGGAATATATTCAGGACAATATTTAGGATTATATTCTGGACAATTTACAGGTATATATTCTGGACAATTTACAGGTATATATTCAGGTCAATTCACTGGACTTTTTTCACGTGGTTATGAAGGTTTTTATTCGCAAGGATATTCCGGTGGATATGCAGGTGGTTATCAAGGTCCTTATCAAGGTGGATATACAACCGCATATACTGTAACATATGGGTCTGGAAGTGAAGCTCCTAATCCTCAAGCTTCTTCGGAAGGTGGTTCATTTTCTCATACATATTCTGGAGTTTATTCTGGAATTTTTTCAGGTACATTTTCTGGACAATATTCTAATCAATTTGCTGGATTTTATTCTAATCAATATGAGGGAATTTATTCACTAGGTTTTCAAGGAATATTTTCACAGGGATTTGAAGGAATATATTCACAGGGTTTTGAAGGATATTATTCTCAAATGTATGTAGGAATATATTCAGGACAATATTCTGGATTTTATAGTAATCAATATACGGGGAGAACTGTATTAGCTTCTTTAGATTCTCAGCCGTATACTTTTTGGAAGAGGATTAACTAATGAGTAAACCTTGTCGAATATTGCCATTTGGAGCGAATACCGGGCTTGGTTCTAGTGAAACAGGCAATTTGTTTATAGGAAAATTAACAGAAACGGGTTCCGGTGCTTCAGCGAATGTTGGAGAAATATGGGGAATAAATGAGCATCAGGGTGCCAGTGGTCAAGATACATATAAGAACGATATTGATGCAGGAGACTACTTAGTAATTAGATATCAAGAATATGGAATGCTCGGCGTTGGGCAGTTCATTAAAGTTACAAATGTTACCGGTACTTTTGGCTCAGCAGTATTAACATTGGAAGATGGTGCAGCTCCCGACATTTATAGTTATTTAAATGCGTCCGGCGGAAATTATACTGGTCAAACTGATGTTGAAGTTATTTTTGAAAAAGTAGAAAGTTGGGGCGTACAGGAAATGACTGTAGACCAAATCGATGAGTCATGTGTTGTTCCTATTTTTGAAAGATGGGGAAGTTATACAAAAGGAACGGCAGGCAATGATTTTTGGAAGGGTCATGTTCGACCGATTTCTGGCACCAGTGCTACAGCCGGTTTTACTAGTGCTGGATATATAGGTGAAAGATATAGAAGTCCGGACGTTGTAGGAGATCACCCAGTTGCGAATAATGTATCTATAACTAATGTATTATTAGAATATAATTCCGGCAGTGATCCATATAATGGAACCAGTTTTAATGAAACTCATGTTGATGATACAGATAGTGTTCCTCCATTTATTAAGGTCGACGGCAGTAATGTCAAAGTTATGACTGAATCAGAAATGGAAGATAGTTCAGATACTGTAATCGAAAGATGTGTTCAATATTATATTAGTGCAGCTAATACAGTAGGTTCTTATCATATTGGAACATCACCTGGAGATGGAGATACTAGTTCTTGGCATAGTGAAACATTTTTTGAAGATAATGTTATATCCTCATCCGGTGCTGCAAATACTACTTATAATCTCTATAGAAAAGAATCTGGTATAACAAGAGGATGGAGCGGTACTAGATTATTATCAAATGCTAATACAACTTCAAGAGCTGCAAATTCCGTTTATTATTTTGGTGGAACTAATACTGATTATATTGCCGTTGGAAATTATCCACGTGCTGCAACAGATGAAGTAATTTATAAACCTATATATCAAGATACTCCTAATCTAAAAGAAACGGCGCATACCGCTGGTATTTCCGGAACTTTAACAAATACTGCTAATGATGCAGGAATGCATTTATATTGGCATAAACGTTTATTAAGAAATGTTCTTTCAAAAACAATAGGTACTTATGCATTTGTCGCCGGAGGTTCCGCGCCTGGAACCGGTACATGGCAAGCCGTAGGAACATGCTCGGATAGATTAACAACCATTGGAGATGTAATTTATTCTCAAGGATATGAAGGTATCTATTCTGCATCATATGAAGGTATCTATTCTGCTGGGTTTCAAGGGCCATATGAAGGAATTTATTCTTCCGGTTTTCAAGGTGGATATACTTTTACATATGGGTCTGGAGGAGAATCTCCTAATCCTCAAGCTTCTTCAGAGGGTCCAACATATTCTGGAGTTTATTCTTCTGGCTTTACAGGAATATATTCAGGAATATATTCTCAGGGCTTTACATCAACATATTCAGGCCAATATTCTGGATTTTATAGTAATCAATATACAGGCACAACAGTTTTTACTGTCCTGGAACAAGATGATTATTCTTTCTGGAAAAGAGTAACATAAATACATATAATATTAATATTATGAAAGGAAAAAATGGCTGAACAAAAAGTGGCTGAACAAGAAGAGTGGACACATGATACAATGATTGAGGGCCTGTGGCGCTCAGATCAAAAAAAAGAAATTTCTATTCTTTATGAAAGACAAGATAAATCTAGATACTCTGGACAGGCTTTAGAAGATTCACGAGAATGGAAAGATTTTTTTCACAAATTTACATCTGAACAAATTGATGAATTTTCTGAAACTAATAAACAGCAACGCGAAATTCAAAATAAAGACAGAGGCCCTAGATCAAATATTAAACAAAGGGATGAAAAACAACGATTTGAAAGAAAAAGAGCTGCAGATGATTTAGAAACTTTATTCCGAGCTAAATTAGAAGCTTTTGAAATTCCAGAAGTTAGAGATAGTGAAAATAGAGAATTAAGATCCCGAATTAGAAAATCTAAATCATTAACAGAAATTTCCGCACTAGTTGCGTCTTTTATAACTTTATCTATAATTAGAGTAACTTTATCTGCGGAAGGTCTTTTGGATGAAAGATCTACAGAGGAACCAGCAGCTAATACATCAACAATTGAAGCAGTGGC